TGCGCGTCTTGATCTCGCCAAACCCCACAATGCAGTCCTCTTGGTCGCAGTGGATAGCGCAATCGATGCCATACTGCACCGGCAGTTTGTGAAGCGAGTAGTTGTGCCGCTTCAACAGCTTGGCGACCGACAGCTCGTTTTGCAGGTCGATCGCCGTCTCGTAATGCGGCCGGGTCATTGCAAATTCCAATCCACGCCGTCCTCGGTGGTGAGGCAATACGTCGCCTCATTCGGCCGGGCAAACGCCAGTTGCGTCAGCGCGACGTGACAATCGCTGATCGTCTCATGCTTCGACACGACGCTTACCACGCCCGCCTCAGTGCTGGTCATCGTGACCAGTATCAACCAATATTTCATGCTTTTGCTCCAGCTCTGCGTTTCTTAAATTTTTTATTTTGTTTTTTTGCTTGGTTTACTTCCCATAATTGTTTTTGCGCCTCGTAATACATTTCCTGCATCACAATCGCATCTTTTTCCAAATGCGCCTGTTCTTCTTTGGTCAATGTTTTCCAAACTATTCTCTTATGACCGCATTTTGGACAGCCAATATCACCAAATCTATATCTGGCATAATCACAAACCTGTTCAAAATCTTTTTTGTTCCAACGATGGTCACAAAAACTTTCGCATTGATACGATGGAACCATCTCACATCACCCCCGCCAAGTGTTCACGCAAAATCATTTCAAATGTGTCCCAATCCATCGTGACCGTGTAACGCCAGTCATACGCCTCGGCAATGTCACCGGCCAAGCCTGAGTTGCCGAGCATGACCAGAGCTTGTACGGGCAAGCGCACCTGCACCGGCTGGAAGTCGAGCTTATATATGAGGCACGGCAACGCGTCATTTGTGTTGGCCGAAGACCTAGCCGCTGTGACGATCTGATCCCACCACGACGGCGACACGCCCTTGGCGTACCGCTTGCACTCGATCAGGAATGGGAACGGCTTGCCGTCGGCCGGCTCCAGATCGCTCAGATCCTTCTCCTGATATTGCGAAAGGCGTCTTCGTAATTTGCGCCCGGTCGCCAGCTCGATCAGCTTTGCGACTTCACGCTCAAAGGCCGCACCCTTGGCACGTCCACCACCGGCGCGCATCAGCCCAGCTTCTCCAAACCGGCACGCCCAGCCTGACCGTCAAGAGACGACTGCACGCTCCGCTGGCGAATGTTGCTGGCGATTTGCTTCGCCAACATCTCGTCGGCCAAAGACGACTGACTGCGGTGAGCCGATAATTCTAGCTCGCCCTTGAGCGCCTCGATGGTCGACGTGCGAAGCCGAAGCAAAACTGGCTTGATTTCTGACATTTTACGATCCCTTCTGTGATCTAAGCTGGAAGCTAAAAACGCCTCTAGCAACTTTTTGGTACTGTCATGCCCCAAAACACCCAAAGCCCGTCAGTGAGCTTCTATGGGCGATTAAAGGCATAGTGCTATTTTTTTGATATTTTTACGATATAGCACTTGATTTACACTAATATAAAGCCCATATTCAAATAGTCGAGAGGCACAAAACAGGTAAATTACAAGGGAGACTAAAATGACCAACAAATTTAAAATCGGTGACATCGTGAGGGAGCTTCGCAGGTGTGCAAAACTAGATGCCCAAGGAAATGCTACCTTTAACAAAAATGGTATGGCTGTGGAAACAAAGGCTTGGAGCGATTACACGCTAGAGATTGTCGCTGTGCCTGACGGGAAGCGCAAGCGGTTTGCGGCCAAAACCGAATGGGGAGCCACTTATCATTTTGCAGAAAAGACATTGGAATTAGCGTCCAATATCGACCCCGACCAAGTTTGTGAAGACTGGGATGGTGTAAAGGTCATTCGCGCAAAGGCGGCGGCCTAACGGCCCCGCCCTAACCAAGGGAAAATGGTATGGAAAATCTAAACATCATCGCAAAGCAATTTGGTTTTGAAATCGAACGATCATACGCACCCGGCTGGAAGAGAACGCCGGACGGCTACTGTGTCAATCACAACACTGGCACCTGCAACGTGCAATTAGGTTGGTTTCCAAACTTAAAAGAGGTGGCCGAGTATATCGCAACCGTAATAGCAAATAACGAACATTGGGGGGTTAAGTAATATGACAATCATCGCTAAAAAAATCGCCGCCTTCAAAGTGCGCCCCGTCAACCACGGCACCGCCAAGCGTGACAAGAACCGCTACTGCGGCCCGGCCGTGTTGTCGATCATGTCGGGCATCACCACCGGCGACGCGTCTCGCCTCATCCGGTCGCTGTTTCCACAAGTGCATGCAGTGCGCGGCACCAGCGACTACCAAATCCAGATGGCCTACAAAGAGCTGGGCATCAGAATGAGCCGCGTGTCATACGGCATCACCGACAGCAAGAAGCCGACGCTGGCTGGCTGGCTCAAAGGCACAGTCGTCGAGCGCACCGCCGGTCGCGTGTTTCTGGTCGCCGCTGGCAACCACTGGCAGATCATCACTGGCCGTCGGTATATCTGCGGCATCGTCAAGGAGCTGGTCAGCGTGCGCGACAAGCGCGTCAAGCGCCGCGCCCGCGTCAGTGGCGTGTATGAGCTGACGCCGATTGCCGAGGACGGCAAAATCCGCGTGCCGGTAATCGAGAAGCCGAAGTGCCGCAAGTCGCACTCAGCGTACAGCCGCGTGCGTAAGCTCATCGCACAGAACGCCGACATTGGCCTTGGCTACGATGTAGAGAGGTCGTGGACACACGGCGACACCCAGTATTGGGTGCATGTCTGCGACAACGTCGAGGACTTCATCTACGGCGCCGTCAAGGACGACGACAGCCCAGCGCGCGAGGACGCGTTTGAGGTAAACGACGGCCGGTGCTGTTATAGCTGGGATGAGGTCGAGGATCGCATGACTGAGATCGTCGAGTTTGTTGACAAGTACAACTTGAGAAAGGCGGCGGCTTAACAGCCCCGCCCGAAAGGGAGATCACAATGATTAAAGACATAATCGGAATGTTGTTTTTAGTGTCGTTTGCGTTGGTGATGTGTACCAACATCGTGACGACTGAGTGGAACGTGTGGGCCTTGATGGTCAAGCTCGCACATTAACAAGTGGAGTAATTGAAATGAACACAGATAGACACTGCAAAATCGTCAAAGATATGGACGACAGAATTATGACCGGCGAGCGCATAAGCCCAGAGCTTGTGATGGTGCTGACCGCGTTGCGCGACTTGGTGGATCAGTCGCACGATTATAATCGCAAAATGTCTGAGCGTGTAAACGCAATGAAAACTCAGGTGGACGAGTGGCGTGATCGTGCCAGCAATCTTGAGGAAGCGTTGGAAAAAGAAAAAGGCGTCCGTCAACTTGCCCAGCGTCACTATAAAGAGAGTGTAAACGTGGCTAACCGCCGCGCTGGCATCTGGAAGGCAAAAGTTGAACGTCTAAAAATGCAGGGGACAAACTAATGGTAGGAAAGAAAACACCAAACGACATCATCACCGCGAGCCGCATACCGGCTCTGATGAACGCGTCGCCGTGGGACACCCAAAACGATCTGCTGGCAAGCGTGCTGGCAGACATCGAGGGCAAGCCCGACCCGAAGCCTTTTAACGGCAACGAGGCATGCGATTGGGGTGACACACTTGAGCCGGTCATACTGCTGACCGCAACCGAGCGCCTCGGCCTGTCCGACCTAAAGCTGGAACACGACGCGCTGTTTCACGACAAGATACCGTTTGCAGCCTCGCTCGACGGCACCGCGGATGCCGGTGTCGGCGGGTGGGTCGACACAAACTGGGACAAGGGCATCATCTGCCCCAACGGCCGGGTGTTTGTGACCGGCACCGGCGTGCTGGAGAGCAAGCTGACCAGCGCTAAGCCAGAAGAGGCGCCAGCGGCTCACAGGGGCGTGCTACAGCTACAGGGGCAGTTACTGGTCAGCAAAGCCACTTGGGGCGCTGTGTGCGTACTCTACGGCGGTGTAGAGCTACGCATCTTCTTATATCAGGCCGACGCGGCAGTGCAGGCAAAGATAATCGACGCCGTTGAGGATTTTGAGCGCCGCAAGTTTGACATCGAGTGGTATCCGGTTCTGTCGTCGTCTGACGGCAACACCGCATACCCGCGAGTGGACGACGGCGCCGAGCCGCTGGAGTTGCCGGCCACCGAGGCTGAGTGGCTCGCACAGCTCGTCAACGCCAAGGATGCTAAGAAGGCAGCCGAGGCCGACATAGACGAGGCTGAGGCGGCTCTCAAAGAGTTTATGGGCAGCCACGAGGCCGCGACCGGCGTCGTCGGCAACACCAAATACGCGGTGCGCTGGCCGATGCGGCAGTTTAAGGCACAACCGCCTAAGCCAGCCACGCCGGGCAAGCCGGCACGCACGGTGCGCCAGAACACTCTGACGGTAAAAGAGGTGCGTGATGACTGAGGTTACACTGACCCCAAAGCAGCATCACGTCCGACTGGTGATAGCGCGGTTCCACCGCAAATACGGCTACTACCCGTCGATCCGCGAGCTGTCCGAGAAGACCGGCAAGTCGATGACGCAGTGCGCGCGATACATGAACGCGCTGGTCAAGCGAGGCGCCGCAGAAAAAACCGCTGGCATCGCCCACGGCTTTCGGCTACTGTAATTGGCGTCGGGTGTTCCTCCCTTCCCGACGCTACCTTGCCCCCGCTTCGGCGGGGGTTCTTTTTATGTGCGACAAAATGTCGCATCATTAGTGCTTGCGTTATGCTATCAACCTGATATAATGAGTTATCAATTAAAAAAGGGAGAATTGATATGACCAAGTTAAGACCAATCGTTAAAGACGCTTTTAAGTGTGATGGGCTTGTTTACCAGTTTCGGGTTATTGATGTCGAGGATGGCATCCTCACATCTGATAATGTTAAGGCAGAGGTCAACGAAAAATACAGTAATGCTCACATCTTGAACGAAGCCGACAACCGCCTAGTCATCTGCAATGCAAACGAAGATGACCCTGATTATCAGCGTGATGCTCGTCAGCTTGAGCGTTTCATCAACAAATATAGGTAGGCGGTGGCCTACTTGATTTAAGGGAGATTTTGTTATGACACATACAACGCACATCGAAAACCGCGACGCTTGGGAACGTGGCCGTGACGCGGCCATCAAGCGCAACGCCAGAGTCGGCCGTCAGCGCAAGTGGCTGGCTGAGGACGCGAGCCGCCAAGAGCTTGACACGTTTGTGTCTTGTGGCGGTGACGGTAGCGATTTTTCTATCGCTATGCGCGACGCTCTTGAGGAGTGGGGTACGCTGACTGAGGGCCAAGAGGCGGCAATGCGTAAGGTTATGGCGCGCGCTCAAAAGCGTGAAGCCGAGCGCGCCGCCGAATGGGAAGCCGCCGCAGACTGCCCGCAGGGCCGCGTGCAGGTAACTGGCACAATCATTTCGACTGACATCCGCGAGACTTCATTTGGCGATCAGTGGAAGATGCTGGTGCGCGACGACAGTGGCTTCAAGGTCTGGGGTTCAATCCCGTCAAAACTGCATGAGCCAGAAGATGAAGACGGTCAGTGGATCACCGGCAAAGAGCTGAAGGGCAAGCGCGTGTCATTCACTGCGGCGATCGAGCCAAGCGAAGACGACCAGAAGTTTGGGTTTTTCAAGCGCCCAACAAAAGCAAAGATCGAGGCGGCGCAGTGAGCGCCGTCCCCTTCACCGTCGGCCAGTGGGCGTGGCTGGTCGACGATCGAGGCCGTCAGATCAGCGTGCTGGTGCGCCACATCGAAGAGATGGACGACGGCTACAGCGTTAAGTTCGAGGACATGCAGACCGGCGACCGGTATTACCGGCGCTACAGAACAGGGGAAAAAAATGAAAGTACCGACGATTAACGAATTGAAAAAGGCGCTCGCCATACCAGCCGCAAAGCCACCGGTTGACCGGCTGGGTCGGACGAACCGGCCAACCACGAGCAAGAGCATGATGCTCAAGATTAGAGAAAAAAGCCCGCATAAATAGCTTCTCCCTGACCCCCGGCTTCGGCTGGGGGTTTTACTTTGTGTCGGTCTTCTTTGCCTTGTCGAATGACCGCATGCCGCCAATACCCAGCATGCCGAACATCAGCGGCATCATCACCGACATGTCAGCCTGCGGGATTGCGACGCCAAACCCAGCCGCAATAGGCGACACCATATAGTTGATGCCCAGCGACAGGCCGCATATCCAGCCTATGAGGGGGCGCCAGCTCGCTTGGAACCAGTTGCCCTTGGCATCTGCCTTGAGAACCTCTATCTGCGCCAGAGCAAGCTCCTGAGCGTGTTTCTCGGCCATTGTAGCGAGATCGTGCGCCAGCTTATTCTTTGTGTCGGCGTCGGGGATAAACTTGTCGAGGATGCCGCTAACGGCCGGTATCAGTGCTGTAATCATTTCGCTTCGTGTCCCATCCAAACTGCAAACGCCCCCGTGGCGGCACCGACTATGGTGCTGACGAAAGCCGTCTGCTGTGTCGTCGCATCAGCTCCAAGCGACATAAACCAGTCACACACATTCCAAGCCATTACCGTAAAGGCGACCATCATTAACCTTGGTAATATCTTCCAGCGCAAAAAACGTTCCATCGTAATCTCAGCCATTGACCAAATTCCTCATGCGGCCGACTAAACGCTTTGCCCGGTTCGGGACCTGATCGTGCCAGCGGCTGTCGACCATCTGGTCGGCGGCCTCGTTCCAATTCCGTGCGTCGACTGCGGCTTTCATGTTCTTAAATTTGGACAGCCGGGGATACCCGAGGTTAAAGCACATGTTGGCGATCACGAGCTGCGCCTCTTCCGGCAGCTCGTCGAAGTCGTTGTACAGTCGGTGGCAGTCCTCGATCGTCACAAGTATGTCGAGGTCAAACGCCTTTCGCACGCGCTCTTCTGACACTGGCGTGCCGACTGCTTCACCGTGTTCCGGGTCGGCCTCTACTATCAGGTGGCCGATGCCAAACGTCGGCAGCCCGAGGTGGTCGAGGTAAATCTCGTACTTGCAGCCCTCGTCGTC